TGGCATAAGTTGATCTGAATGATTTACAAAATAAATTTCAGTTTGTGCATATGATTGGTTCATTGCATTAATTACTCCTGTTGCTGTTTCTTGTGCAATAGGTGAACCTAATCTTTGTGGATTAACACCAATTGCTTCAAAAGCTTGTTGTTTAAAGTGATTAGCTAATTGTATTCTAGACATTAATCTACTTGATTGTTCAAGGTTTAATGTTTGATAATGATTAAAGTTTGTAGCATTTTCTGTATTAGTAATAGATGTATCTAATGGCATCATACCAAAATCTTTCATTGCTACATATGCTTTAGCAAGATTATTCTTACCCCAATCTTCACCCATTGAATGACGTGGTAAAGCATTTTGATCAAACATAATAATAGTACCTAATTCATCTACTAAAATATCTGCTATCTGGTTATTTACCATATTGTATCCAACTTGATACGGTTTCATTAAATCAACTAAAGAAGTTGACCTTGTGTTTCTATCAGAAAATACTCGCCCTTCAACTGGAAGTTTACAACCATATAAGTTGTTATCTCCTTTAAATTGAAATGGAATTCTCCCTGGTCTCTTTCTATTTATACCTAAATATACTGGATTAAAACCATCAGTTTCATTTTGTTTCCAATACGAAGGGGCATTAGGACCTATTTTAATACCACCCCAAACTTCATTAATCCATATCCAATCTATATGTTCTCCTTGTACTAAATTATCTTTTGTTTTTTCTTTAAATAAATTTGTATTATAAATAGGCTTTTCAGTTACTGTATATATTTCATCAATTATTTCTTGTATTATATCACCTTCTTCTGTAATTCTCGTAAGATGTCCTACTTTTCTTTGTGTTTTCCAATATACAGTTGTAACTCTCATCATATCTCCATCACCCCAACTTGCTATATCTTCACTATCACCAAGTATCCAGTTTACAATATCACCATTTGAAGAATGATCATTACCTTTTACACTCATGTATTGTCTATATTGTAATGAAGGAGATCCAACATTCCATTTATGTGATTTACTAGCATCATAATAAGATCCATCATTTTGTTGACCTCCTATCATATATCTTGCTGAAATAGCTGGATATATATTTTGTAAAGATAACATTTGTTCCTCATTCATTAAGTAACCATACTTATCAATAACATCTGCTGGAGACATCATATCACATTTACCTACAAAATTAGAATCAGATATATATCTTGAATCAGGAGATTTATGATAAAATGTTAATACAGGATTCCATAATTCTATATCATAATCATCTTCCATCATTTTAAAATGCCAAAACTCTCTATCTGCAACAAGCATATCTCTAAATCCTCTTTCTTCTAGTTCGTTCATTTTAAATCTTTCTTCATCAACTACTAACTGATGAGTTGCCCATTCTTCAACTAAACTTCTATAATCTTTTGAAAAAAAATCTTCTATTTCAGGTAATGATTTTATGTTATCTTGTGAAAGTTGTTCTTTTGCTTCATCTGAATTAGGATCTAGTCCTGCTTCTAACATTTTCATAAGAATCTTTGATTCAGCATCTGCTAATAAATTTTCTTCTATTTGTTTTCTTTTTTGTTCAAGCATTTCATTGTAGGAAAGATCATCTACTGCTCTAAATTGAACTTTATGAAATCTTTTTGTAAATTCTCCTGTTAGTACATTAATAACATTTGGGATAATAGGATAAAATTTTAGTTCTAGTGCAGAACTATCTTCTTTAGTTAAAATATCCATTATATCTTTATACTCATTATCTTCTTCAATGATATAATCAGTTTTATCTATAACACCTTTTGCAAGTTTATAATTCTTCAATAATTTTCTTGCATTTTTTTGGAGGTACTCTATACCTCTCATTTCAATCCAGTCTAAATTCCATGCTGCCCATTCATCATCTTTTTCCTTAGCTTTAATAAATTGTAAAGGTTGTGTAAGATTGCTATTAGTTAATTCGTGATTTTTAATTTTAGCACCATTCTTTAATTGGTAAGCATTATATAATTGCATGTTATTTAGTATTTAATTTTTTATAAAATATTCTGAGTCAACATAATCAACATAGTCAAGATATTCAATATATATATAATTAATATTATCCATGTCAAATATAGTATTTATATCAAATGTTGTATCTGTTGTCCAATAATTTTCTATCATTATTTAAAATTTTTATATGGTGATTTTTTTATTTTACTTTTATATCTTGATTTTTTATTTCCAATATTCCTAAATGGTCCCATATTTAATTTATACAAATTTTGGGACTTATCCAAGTTATTTGAATCTTGATTTTCTTTTCTTTTACTATATCCTCTGTTTGCTTGTTGTATTTTAACAAAAGCAACAAGTGCTGCAAACGCAACTAATCTATCCACATTAAGTCCAGGGTAATATTGTAACATTTCAGTAAGTAACATTTTGTCTGGTATTCTTTCTACACCAAATGTTTGTGATAACACTTCTCCATTTTTATCTACTTCTTCATCTATTGCTTCTCTAATATATTCAATTGCATAAGAAATAAGATGACTCTTAAATAAATTACCAGTATTTTTCCATCCATATTCTTGAAATACATTGTTATTAGAACCTAACTCTTTAAGAAATAAAATTTGTTGTTTGGGAACTAAATATTTTTGCTTTCTCTTTGCAATCATATGTTGTATAAATAATGATATATTATTTTCTACTAGTGTCCATGCTTTATACCATTCAATAATCAATTCTAATTGTTCATGTGTTTTATTTATATCATCATATCTACCACACCATGATGCAACTATTTTTTCTTTTTCAATAAATGTTTCTGTTTCTCCAGTTTTATCTGTTCTTGTAACTTCACATGCGTTTTTATATACAAATATACTACACAATGAATCTGATGTTGTTGTTTTGCCTTCTGACACGGGGTCAATAGATGCATAGTATGTTCCAAATTCAAGATTTTTAATTGGTCTTTCCCATACTACTAGTACACCACTTTTATCTTCATCTTTCTTTTTTACTGGAAAATTTAATATAGGTAATTTTATACTCTTAGTTGCTGTAATACCTTCCTCATCTCTGTCAAGTTCTAAAAACTCATAACTATATTCTTTATTATCAATTCTTTTTAATTGTTTAGATATTAATGCTTGTGGAAATACAGCAGCTTTTCTATATGCAAACGCCTCAGCAATATTTATAGGTTTTTGAGATATTCTTAATTGATATTGTTCAGCTGATAAATCTTTTTGCCATTGTATTCTTTCTTGATATACAGCTTTTAATGATTCTTTAACTTGTGAGTTTCCATAGTTATCAATAAATGGAGGCATAGACCATTGTTCAGGAATAAATAATCCAGCTATACCAATAGTTCCTTTGTCATCCATTAGATCTGTTTCTACAGCATATATATCATTTCCTTGTGGATTAAGTATAAATTCTTTTAAAGGATTACATTGTGTAAGATCACCTACAGATCCTGCTGCAATAAACATTCCTGTTGTAATTAGACCAGATGTCATTGCAGGTCTAATATATTCATATGTTTGATCCATTTTTGGAGCAATACCCGCTTCTTCATGAAAAAAGTAAGTACATGGTCCACCTACTCCAGTTGTTGCATTTTTTTCAAATGATGCACCTTGTATTTTTGACATTAGACCTCTATTAGTCTTCCTATTATTTATTCTAACTTCAATCTTTTGTTCCCATAATAAAACCTTTTCAGGATTACTTGGTCTATACCAAGCAGTATGTTCATTAAGAAATGTTTTATATTCATCTAAAAATTTCCATGAACCTTTATCATTTATATAATCTTTAAGGGAAGCACCTATTTTACATATAGAACCTTCTTCAAACCAGTAAGTGTTTATGATCTTACCCATGTGAAAATAAGAAGAAGCAATCTGCCTCTTTTTTAATATAACTGCATGCTTATGGTTTAATTCTGCTAATATTTCGTATAGTGCCATATGATATTGAGCATCTCTGACTTTAGCAAATCCATACTTTTTTTCTTCTTTATCAAATATAGGTAAGAAGTTTAACCACATGTAATAATCTCTAGTTAGATACCACGTGTTTTTTTTTCCTATATATATAACTCCTTCTCTACATTTTTCTTTTTGATTATTCCAGTATTCAATATAGTCTTTAGTTTGAAATGGTTTGTCACAATAAAATCCTTGTCTATTAAATGTAACTGCTTGTTCATTAAATAATAATGCGGTCTCATCAAACTCATATTGACCAGGTTCTTTAAAGAGTATAGTAATATACTTTATAAAGTCTTCTTTTGTTTTAAACTCTTTATATTCCCATTTACCATTATTGTATGTAGGTATAACCTTATACACTTACTATAATTGCTAATATATCATGTTGATCTATAAGTAAATGAGTTTCACCATCATGTCTCATAGGAACAGGTTTAGCATATTCACTATATTGTATATAATCTCCTTCTTGTATTCCTTCTACAACTTCCCCAACAGATACCACATAGGCTTTATTTTGTTGTGTCTGTTGATTTTCAGGAATATATATGCCTGAATCACCATATGTTTCTGATGCTTTTACTTGTTTAATTAAGACTCTGCGTCCAATTGGAATTACTCTTTCTGTCATTTTTATTAATTTTTAATTTTTATAATTGGTCATATGCTAACCCTTGTCCACCACGTACTTGACTTTTTTGTTCATCTTTCATATCATTATATGCTCCTTTAAATGATTGTCTTATTTGATCAAACTTTGATGCAGCATTTACAAGAGAATTAATATTTCCATCTCTTCCGTGTTCAATAGATGTAGTTTCCATATATCTTGCTAATCTATCTAACATTGCTTTAATTCCTTTATATGCTCTAAATGTTGGTGTTTGATATAAGTCCTCACATAATTTTAAAGCATTCTTTATACTTTCATCTTCAGGAGATTCTTCCAAACTTATTTCTTCTATAATTACTTCTTCTTTTTCATGTTCTATCATATTAAAGAACGGATTCATATCAGGATCAGGACATGTCATATAAAAAATATATAAGTATACTGACATATACGTATCTGGATAATTATCCATTATAGTCTTTAATGTTCTTATGGAGTAACAATGTTCAGATGGAATAACTTTTTTATTCTGTATATCAAATAGTTTTACTAACATATTATTTTATTTTTTGTTGATGTTATCTTTCATCCATAGTATTAAACTATTTACTTCATCTTTTAGATATGGTAAATCATACATTTTAATTTCTTTTATTATTGGTTCATTTTGATTATTATACTTTGTTATTGGATAACCAAATTTGTCTTCTCCTTCTTTTTCAAATGAAACATGCTGTATTTGTAATTTACCTATTTTAAGTTTAGGATTATGTTTTTTTATTACATACGCATATAAACTTAATTGTAAATTGTAGTGATTTAGATTACAATCATCTAATGCACTGACAGGGTTGTACATTTTAGAAGTAATACCTTCCCAATTTGTAAATCCTTTTTCCTTTATTTCTTTATTTGTTTTATAATCAAGTATATTTATTTTACCATTTACAATAGATACAAAATCAGCTTGTCCACATAAACCTAATGATTTTAAATAAACAAAAAGTTCTGGATATGCACCATTTTCTAATTTTTGATTTGGTGCAATTTTAATTCCTACTTTATCAACTATAGGTCTAATAATAGGTACCTCTATACCATCTCTTTCAATTGTATTAAATTCTAATATGTTTTCTTCTCTTTGATTATGATACCAATTACCTAAATCAATTGCTCTTTCTGTTTCATTATCCCAAGCTTTTTTAATTTCAGAAGGTGTCATATTATACCATTTGGATTTTTTATTTTTAGATGATTTTATTGCTTGACCATTTTTATCAAATTTAGGTTTAAATTTACTAATAAAAGAAGTTACACTTATCCACTTTGTTCCATCCTTTTCTAAATTATCATTTAGACTTTCATATACATGACCTTCTTCTTTAAATATTACTGTCATATTTTTATTCTTTATATCCTGTTTGTTTTTTGAATTGTTCTTCTAGTTCATTAGAAAATATAGCGTTCCATTGTCCTAAAGGACAAGATGAAGATAATGCTCTAAGTTTAAATCCTAAACTACAACCACAATCAGCACAACAAGGTTGAGTTCCTGGTGCAGCACATTTTTTACCTGTTAAATCAAGTGAGATACACTGTTGACAAATTAACCATCTTTCATTAGCAACTTTTTCAACATCTTCAGATTTAAAGATTTTATTTTTAACACCTTCATATATTTGATCAATATTTTTTATTGCTGATAATAATTTAATTATTTTCATTTTTAAACTTTTTTTTATTTATTATTTCTTCATCTAATCTAATTAATACTTTTTCAAACATATTAATTTTTTCTTTCACAGGAATGTGTTTATCATATCCTTTATAAGTATTCTTTTGGATATTACCTAAAATATCTTTATTTCTCTTAATACTTTTTTCTAATCTAGTTTTTCTTAATGAAAAAGTTCCTAAGTTGGGTAAGTATATTTTATTTGATTCAAGATTAGATAAAGCTTTCCTTACTTTATCATAATAAAAAGATATTAAGTTAGTTACTAATTCTGGATGAGCATTACATTCTTTTGCAATGTCAGGATAAAAATCTTTATACTTCTTCGGTTTCAATTCCTAATAGTTTGTAATCTAATAATATAGTACCTTTTGTTTGTATTTCTATTTTTGGATTAAGTTTAATATTTTTTTTATTAACACCATTCTTTACTATCAATTCTTTCTTAGTTGCTTTAGTAATTGCATTTCTACATGACTGTGCACTTTTAAATATTTTTTTATCTGATATGATATAACAGAATCTAGTAAGTTCTACATTTTCTAATTTTGCAAGTTCAGCTAAACATAATAAATCTGATAAGCTTATTTGTATTTCATTAAGGAAACAATGAGTAAGGATCTGATATTTTATAATATCGTCCTTACTCATTTTTACCTTTTTTTCTACTTTCTTTACTATCATTATATCCAAGTTTTTGTTTTATTAGTTTCATTACTAGTAATTAATGTATATGTAAAATTATTACTCCATGTATCTTTTGCTTTTTTACATATTTTTATAAACTTTGTCCAATCATCATTACTAGCAATTACTTGACATCCAGCTGACCATTTATCTATGTTTGTAGATTTATTACCAGCTTTTTTTGTAGCTCTATGAATATTAATACCAAATAAACCAGTATCAGTTTTTTCTGTATTAAGATTATATATATCATCTCTGTTATTATCTCTATACACTGTTACTGGGTTCTGTTGACATAAAGCTTCATATTTACCTTGATGTTTACCAATTCTATAAGATTTTGGATACTGACCAGGTTTTAATATAGCAACACCTTTGTCATTCATTACATTTTTTACCCAATGCGTTCCAGGATCTGTAGTACAGACAAACTCA